ATTACTCACTATTTAAAGCTCGGTTCAACGAAAGAAAGAATCGAAAAAGAGATTTTGGAAAAACAGAAGGAACTGATAGAGGCAAAGACACAGAATCTGAAATCTATTGAAAATTCTGAGAAACTGTATGCGGATGCATTAAAAGCATTTCGTGGTTATAGCGGTCATGGAGATGAGGTGGATGATGCTTAGATGCTATTCAGAACTCTTGCAGATTCCAACCTTTAAGGAACGATACGAGTATCTTCGTTTGGATGGAGTAGTTGGCGAAGAGACATTCGGATTCGATAGATACCTTAATCAGATATTTTACAATTCTCAAGAATGGAAGGACATTCGGAGAAAAATTATTATTCGTGATAATGGATGCGATCTTGGATTGGATGGTTACGAGATTCGTGGAAAGATTCTTATTCATCACATGAACCCAATAAGGCAGCAGGATATACTGTTGCGGACTGATTTGGTTCTGAATCCAGAGTATCTAATTGCAACAACTTTATCGACCCACAATGCTATACATTATGGAGATGAGAAACTACTTTTAACAGTTCCAAATGAACGACGAAAAAATGATACATGCCCATGGAGGCATTAGGAGGAAAATTATGGAAGGAAACAAGAAGCCACTTATGGGTGTTGTGGTAAATTGTATGAATTTAAACATTCGCAAAGACCCGACGCAGGCATCCAGATCATTAGGAATCATCGGTTCGGATACAGTTGTGAAGGTATGCAACGATGAGTCTGTTTCCGGTTTTTATAAAGTAAAGACTGTGGATGGTATCAGCGGGTATTGCATGAGTGAGTTTATAAAACTCTGTTAGATGGAGGTGCGATCATGAATATTACAGATAGTGTACTGACATCAATCAAGAAATTACTCGGTATCGCAGAGGAGTATGAACATTTCGATGCAGATTTGATCATGCACATCAATTCTGTGTTCTCAATTCTTACACAGCTTGGTGTCGGTCCATCCAAAGGTTTCATGATCGAAGATAAGAGTGCAACGTGGAAAGATTTCATTTCTGATGAATCCAAATACATGCTTGTCAAATCTTATATGCATTTGAAGGTCAAACTTCTTTTCGATCCGCCGCTTAGTTCGGCCGTGCTGGAGTGTTATAAAACACAAATCAGTGAGTACGAATGGCGTCTAAATGTTGCTGCGGAAAACGATGACACCGATCCGGACGAGCCTGAGCATTATTCTGGATCGTACGAAGTTACGCCAAAGGCGCATCAGACTCAAACTTTGGATACATCTGGAAAGGTGCTTAGCGAAGACCTTGTGATTCATGAAGTTCCATATTATCAGACATCCAATGCCAGCGGAGGTGTTACCAGTTACATCGCAAAGGAGGGAGATTCAAAATGAATAACACCTATTTAGCACACCATGGAATTCTTGGAATGAAATGGGGAGTTCGAAGATCAGAAGCACAGCTTGCAAGAGCCAGAGGACATTCTTCCAAATCTTCAGATGATAAGAATGAGGTATCAGCACGTAAAGCTGCTGTTAAGAATCGGCGAACAATGTCCGATGCCGATCTGAAGAAAAAGATTGAGAGACTTAAATTAGAACGCGAGTTTAAGAATCTTACAGAAGACGACATCGCACCTGGTAGAAAGTATGTGTCAGAAATTCTTTCTGCATCCGGAAAGAAAGCGTTGACTGTGGCTGCGGCTGGAGCAATGACCTATGCCGTAAAGACTGCAATGACAAAAGAATTCAATCTTAAAGAGGCCGCACAGTACATCGCTGCAAACCCGAATAAGAAGAAGTAGGAGAAGAAAATAATGGCGTTATCGAACACTGCCGTCCCGAAATACTACGGCATGTTTCGTGATGCCGTAATTCGTGGCGAAATTCCGGTATGCCGAGAAATCGAGATGGAGATGAACCGAATCGATGATCTCATTGCAAATCCTGGAATTTATTACGACGATCAAGCAGTAGAGGGGTTTATCAGTTATTGCGAGAATGAGCTTACTTTAACTGACGGTTCAGATTTGAAACTGCTTGACACATTTAAAGTTTGGGCTGAGCAGATTTTCGGCTGGTACTATTTTGTTGAGAGAAGTGTATACGAACCTTATGAAGATGGTCATGGCGGACATTATGTCACCAAGTCTATCCGAAAAAGATTAGTTAATAAGCAATATCTCATAGTGGCCAGAGGTGCTGCAAAGTCAATGTATGGTTCATGCTTGCAGAATTTCTTCTTAAATGTTGATGTCACAACGACACATCAGATAACCACAGCCCCGACGATGAAGCAGGCAGAAGAGGTGTTGTCCCCGATTCGAACCGCTATTACCAGATCAAGAGGACCTTTCTATAAGTTCCTTACAGAAGGATCGTTGCAGAACACAACCGGATCAAAGGCGAATAGAATGAAATTGGCATCCACTAAGAAAGGAATTGAAAACTTCCTTACTGGATCGCTTCTTGAAATTCGTCCAATGAGAATCGACAAACTTCAGGGACTTCAGCTTAAAGTGGCGACGGTTGACGAGTGGCTTTCTGGTGATATTCGAGAAGATGTAATCGGAGCAATCGAACAGGGTGCATCGAAGGTCAACGACTACCTTATCGTTGCGATCAGTTCAGAGGGTACTGTCCGTAACGGTGCTGGCGATACAATCAAAATGGAATTGATGGATATTCTAAAAGGGGATTATATCAATCCGCACGTATCGATCTGGTGGTATAAGCTGGATTCTATCGATGAGGTTGCCGATCCGGATAAATGGTTGAAAGCAAATCCGAACCTTGGAAAGACTGTTTCTTATGAAACCTATCAGCTGGACGTTGAGAGAGCAGAAAAGGCTCCGGCAGCTCGAAACGATATTTTGGCTAAGCGCTTCGGACTTCCTATGGAGGGATACACATATTACTTTACATATGAAGAAACTCTCCCACATCGCCATCGAGATTATTGGCAGATGCCATGTTCTTTGGGAGCTGATTTATCACAAGGCGACGATTTCTGTGCATTCACATTTTTATTCCCATTGTCGAACGGATCATTCGGCATCAAAACCAGAAACTACATTTCCTCATCGACTCTGATGAAACTCCCAGCAGCAATGAGAATTAAATACGATCAGTTTATGAAAGAGGGAAGTCTTATTGTGTTGGAAGGGACGGTTCTTGACATGATGGAAGTATATGAGGATTTGGATAACCATATTATTGAATGCGGTTATGATGTACGATGCTTTGGTTATGACCCATACAATGCAAAGGAATTTGTTGAACGTTGGGCAAGTGAAAATGGACCATTCGGAATAGAAAAAGTTATCCAGGGTGCAAAGACAGAATCTGTCCCACTTGGCGAATTGAAGAAACTTTCAGAAGAGCGAATGCTCCTGTTTGATGAGGATTTGATGACATTTGCTATGGGAAACTGTATTACTCTGGAAGATACTAACGGGAACCGTAAATTGCTGAAAAAGCGGTATGAGCAAAAAATCGATGCCGTCGCCGCAATGATGGATGCGTACATCGCATTCAAGGCGAATCGGGAAGCATTCGAGTAGGGGGTATAAAGATGCTAATAGCAAAGTTAATTGATTGCTCTTCTGTATTACGACCCTACACCATCAGAAAAGTAGCTCGTATCGAATCAAATGATAATTTGATGCATTATGGAATAAAAGGTATGAAATGGGGAGTTCGGAGAACGAAAGAACAATTAGCTCATGATAGAAGCTCTATCCAGGCAAGAATGAATAGTAAGTTGCGAACACCTGTAAAAGCTTCAAACGGAATATTGGTTACACGCTTTTCAGATCATGCCCTTGATAGGACACAAACAGAATCAAGACCGGTAACCGTTGAAGGAATTTTGGATGCATTGAAAAATCCGTTGAATCATGGTAGCATTAAAACAAAAACCGATAACCTTGGACGACCAAGTCAGCAGTTTATAGGGAAATCTGCGACAGTAGCAGTGAATCCTGAAAATGGAACCGTAACAACCACTTGGTGTACAGGAA